CCCAAGCCTGGCACCTATACCCATGCCAGCTACGGCAAAATCACCATCACCCGCGAACGCAACCAGCGTTTTGTGGATAACTTCAACAACAGCGTCTACCAGAAACAAATCCCCGTAGACGCCGAACACCAGACCAAGCTGTCTGGTGCGGTCGGCTGGATTACCGCGCTCGTCATGAACGATGACGGCTCCGTCGATGCGGCCGTGTCCTGGACAGACCGGGGCAACAAGCTCATCGAGTCCGACCGCTTCAAATATTTTTCCCCCGAATGGTACGAGGAATGGTGCGACCCAGCCACCGATGAATGCTACCGCGATGTAGCCATTGGCGGCGCTATCACCACCCGTCCCTTCTTCAAAGAGAAGTCTTTACGGCCGTTGGTGGCATCCGAAAGCGGCATGTCCATCAGCCCGACGGCCGATGACCCAACACCCATCGTGTTCGCGGCCCAACCGACTACGGCGGCCCAAATCAAAAAACACAAGGAGAGTGCTATGAGCGATACACCCAACACGCCCACTGCACAGGAGTTTGCTGAACTGACCCAGCGTTACGAGGAAACGGCCGCAACGGTCACCTCCCTTACCGAAACCCTGGAAACAGAAAAGCAAGCCCGTGTAGCGGCAGAAGCTCAAGCCACCGCAATGGCTGAGCAAAACCAGGCACTTGCTGACCGCGTGGCCCGCATGGAAAACGAAGCGACCGAAAAGCGCTTCAAAGAAATGGTTAACGGCCCAACACCGTGGTACGGCGAGACCGCCCAACACGTCAGCGTTTTGAAGACCCTGGCTTCCGCCTTTGGCGAAGACAGCGACGCTTTCAAAGCCTACGTGACCAACCAAGAAGCCGTAGCCAAGCAGCTGGCCGAATCCCTCCTGTTCCAGGAGATCGGATCGTCTGCGTCTGGCAATGGCAACGGGACAGAGGCGAAGTTGGCCGCTGAAACTCGCAAGCTGATGAGCGAGGATTCAACGCTGACCTACGAGCAAGCCTACGCACGGGCCACAGAGATGCATCCTGAACTGTACGAAAGCTACCTGATGGAGGTGAGCTAATGGCCATTGAGATTCCTGTCCTCAAACCCGGAATTTTTACGGCTTCGGCCGACCTCTCTGGGAAGCAGTTTTATTTTGTCAAAATATCCGGGGCCGGTACTGTGACCGTTTGTGCTGCTGCCACTGATGTACCCATCGGTGTGCTGCAGAACAAACCAACCAGTGGTCAAGCCGCTGAGGTCATGATGCTTGGTATTACCAAGGTTAGCAGCGATGCTGCCTTGTCCAGAGGCAACCTGATTGGTACTTCTGGTGATGGCCAGGCGGATGCCAAGACCCCCGGTACGGACACAACCGAATATGTTGTCGGTCAGGTCATTGAGGCGTCAACCGCTGCTGGTGGTTTAGCAACGGCCGCTATCAACTGCCTGAATCCGGTACGGGCCGCATAAGGAGACATTGAACCATGGCACAACCAAACCAAAACTCTGTTCATGTCAATCGGCCGTTAACCAATATCTCAATCGCCTATATTCAAAATCAGGCGAACTTCATTGCAGATAAGGTTTTCCCTGTCGTGCCGGTTGATAAGCAGGCGGATATTTATACCGTCTATACCAAAAATGACTGGTTCCGCGACGAGGCTACTGCCCGCGCCGCTGGTACCGAGTCTGCTGGTTCGGGCTACAACCTGGACAACAGCAATACCTATTACTGTGTCCCTTATGGGCTGCATAAGGACGTGCCGGATCAAATCCGCGCCAATGCCGATTCTCACCTGAACCTGGACCGCGAAGCAACCGAACTGGTTACGCAGCGCCTCCTGGTTCGCCGTGAGCGGCTGTGGGCCACCAACTTCTTTGCCACCTCCAAATGGGGCACAGATAAAACTGGCGGCACTGACTTTACGGTATGGAGTGACTTTGCTCTGAGCGACCCAGCGGCTGACGTAGAGGCTGGTAAGGTCACCATCCTGACCAACACCGGCTTTGAACCCAACACGCTGGTGCTGGGCTACAGTGTTTTCAGCAAGCTCAAGCAGCACCCCACCATTAAAGATCAGTTTAAGTACGTTTCGGCCAATTCCATCACGGCCGAAATGATGGCGCAGTTCTTCGACGTGGAGCGCGTGCTGGTAGCGAAAGCCACCTATGCCACCAACGTCGAGGGCGAAACGGCCGCTTATTCTCTCATCCAGGGCAGCCATGCATTGCTGTGTTATGTGAACCCCCGTCCCTCCCTGATGTCTCCTTCAGCCGGTTATGTATTCGGCTGGCGCGGCATTTCCCAGGGCATGGGCGTGAACATGGCTTTCTCACGCTTCCGCATGGAGCAACTGAAGAGTGACCGCGTGGAAGGCGAGTTTGCCTACGACATGAAAGTTGTCGGGGCTGACCTGGGCTACTTCTTCGCCAGCGCGGTGAGCTAATGCATACCCATATCGCGATTCGGAACTGCGGGGACGTGCCAGCGGGTGGTTATCTGACTATCCCCGACCGTGACCGTGCTGCTCTTATGGAGCGGATGCACCTGGTACGGCCGCTCAATGCCGTGGAAGAGATGGATGAGGCAAACACCCTTGACCTGTCTGCCCCGGTGAAGGTGCTGCCTACTCTGTTGCGGGGCATTGAGGATACGGCCGCCCTGGAAGCCGCCCTCGCAGCCGAATCGCGTTCTACTGCCAAACGGCATATCAAGGCTCGTTTGGCTGAACTGGAGAGTTCTGATGGCTAAAGAAAATCTACTCACCAAGGGGACTGCGTTAGCTGGGCACATGGAATGGGCTGGGGCTGACATTACCGTTTCGGCCGAAGATACAAACGTCGTTACGGTGACGATTCAGCTTTTGAATGGACTTGGCGGTGAACGCACTGAGCGGACGGCCGTATTGGCTTACCTCTCTGATGATGCTAATGGCGATTCTGTCGTAGCTACCGCCCCGGATGGTGGCGTGGCTATCGGCACCGATGGTCTGGCCATTCCGCTGGTTGCCAACAAGGCATTCCTGCTGGTATCTGAGGCTGATGGCGACATCGATCTGGAAGTCACCGAATCTGGTACAGATACCTTCTATCTCATTCTAGTCCTGCCCAATGGCGATCTTGTCGCCAGCGACGCACTGACCTTTGCTGCTTAATAGGTAAGACTCATGACGACATTGCTTGCTTCTGCTGCTCGTACTGCATCTGGCGTGTCCGTCTTTCCCACGGCTCTGGCCGATGACATTGTAGCCGGTATCTTCCAGCTCGATGTCACGGCCGCAGCCACGGATGTAGGCGACACCCTGGACGTGTATATCCAGCATTCTTTGGATGGCACCAACTACGACGATTTCATCAAGTTCACCCAGGTGCTGGGCAACGGCGGAGCCAAGACGTTCCTGGCTCGCTGGAACAGCATTGGGGCGGCACCTGAGTCCGAACTGGGCGCGCCGCAAGATGCGGCAATGTCTGCAGGGGTTTTGCAGCAACCCATCGGCCGTACCCTGCGCGTGAAGTGGGTCATTGTGGATGCTGGCACCGATGACGCCAGCTTCACCTTTAGCGTGGACGCGGTACTGGCGAGGGCCAGTCGATGAGCTTTTCTTATTCTGGCGATCCTTCGGCTTCGGATAAGGACGCTGTGCGCTTCCTGATTCGGGACACGGTGGCCTCCACGAAAGAGTTCGAGGATGAGGAGATCGCCTACATGCTGACCACCAAAGGCGACGTGCGCAGTGCAGCGATTCTGGCGCTAAAAACGCTGGCGGCCAAGTATGCCACGGCCGTAGACAAAGCCGTGGGTGACCTGCGATTGTCGCTGAGCCAGAAGTATGAACACTACGTAGACCTCATTAGGCAGTATGAAAAAGAGGCGGTGCTGGTGGCTGTGCCTTACGCCGGGGGGATCAGCGTGGCGGACAAGGACACCTACGAACAGGACAGCGACCGGGTGAAGCCGCGCTTTACCAAGTCGCTGCATGAGTACGACGCTATTTATACCCAGGGTAACGGCAGTGAGGACTAATCGTGACCATCGAATCCGACTTCGCGGAACTGATGACCCAGACCTGCACGGTGGAGCCGTTCAGTGCCAACAATAGCTATGCTGAGCCAAGCTTTGGCACGGCCGTGAGCTACTCCTGCCGCACCGTCCACAAAACCAACCTCATCCGCACCGTCGAGAATAAAGAAATCACCAGCATTGCCCAGACGTGGATTTACGGTGCTCCGGGCATCTCCCCCAAAGATCGCATCATCCTACCCGATGGCACCCAGCCCAAGATATTGCGCGTGGATCGTTTTCCCGATGAAAACGGCAACCACCACGACAAGGTGTGGACATGAGCGACGTTGAGATTTTGGGCGAACCGCAGCTGCTGGCTGCGCTGGAGCTGATCAAACAAACGCTGCCTGCCCAAACGGCCGCTGCGCTGTACCAGGTGGGCGAAGAAATCATGAAGCTGGCCAAAGAGAAGTATGTGCCGGTGGACCTTGGTGCACTGCGCGCCAGTGGCTACGTCAAACGGCACAAGGAGGGCAGCACCTTTACGGTGGAGCTGGGATTTGGCGGTGCATCTGCCCCCTACGCCCTCATTCAGCATGAGAACATGGAATACAACCACACCACGGGCGGCCCCAAATATTTAGAGCGCCCCGTGATGGAGCGGGCCGCCAGCATCCCGCGTGATGTGGCCAACAAGGTGAAGTTGTGACGCTTTTGACGGACATTGCCAACCAACTGCAAGCTGATGGTCACGGCACGGTGGGCACGCTGGTATTTATCGGCCGTATGCCCGACAGCCCGGATGACTGCAAGGCGGTCTACGAGTACACGGGGCAATCCCCGCTGTTCACCCATGATGACACCGCGCCGCATATTGAACGGCCGCGATTCCAGATAAAGGTACGCAGCACCAGCTATGCCACCGGCCGGGCGGCGATTGAAGAAATTTATAAAGACTTGTCCGCAATTCGCAACACCACGCTCACCAGCGCCAAGTATCTGTGGATCATGCCGCTACAGCAGCCGTTCTATCTACGGCGCGACGACAATGAGCGGGTGGAATTTGTGGTCAATTTTGAATGTATGAAGGCACTAAGCACATGAGCGAAGAACCGAAACATACCGGAGATTACACAGAAGGTGGATTTGTCACAGGTGGCCCGCTTGAGTTCATTGGTGACAACTACTGCCTGCCGCTGCCGTCGCTCTACCCAACGGCCGCTTTTCGGGAAAAGCTGGAAACCAGCGTGGAAACCATCGAGGCCAAACTGGTTGAGCAAAACGCGCTGCTGGCTGAGGTGCGCGACCACCTCGTTTCCCTGCGCGTTGATTTAGGCCCAATGGCCGACTATTTCGCCAGCATCATGAAAGCAGCCCAAGACCAGGAAGCCGAAGCGACGCATCTGCCCATTGGCTTCCCTGCCGCTGCCAAGCTGGAAGAAGCAGGCATTACGGCCGTAGCCGACGTGCCGCGCAAGTCTAGCACCCTGCGCCGCCTGGGGCTGGATGGTGATGAGGTTACGGCCGTTTTGATGGAAATAAGCAAGGAGAGCGCCCCGCTATGAAAATCCTGCTAAGCAGCAACCATCCCCTGCATTTCTCTGGGTATGCCACCCAGGCCAAAGGCATCATGAACGTGCTGCTGCAATTAGGGCACGAGGTGTATGTGTACGGCTGGACGGTGAGCGGCCAGCCCCCGCTGCAAATGGGACCGGTGACGTTTTTTAGCCGTCAGGGGGAAATGAAGTGGGGCGGTGACGCTGGCGCATACGCGCGGCAGATTAACGCCGACTTGCTCATTACCCTGCAAGACGTATGGCCGTTGCCGGAAAACTTTGCCCTCACCCTGCCCTGCCCCTGGCTGCCGCTGTTTCCGATTGACGGCCGCCCCGCCCCACCCCCCGTGGTGGATGCGGTGCGAGGAGCGGAATACCCCACCGTGTATAGCAAGTTTGCCGCCAAAGAAATGCACGAGGCCGGGCTGGACTGCCACTATATTCCGCATGGCATTGATACGGCCGTCTTTTGCCCCGGCGACAAGCAGGCAATCCGTGATCGTTTTGGCATTGACCCGGACGTGTTTATGGTGCTGATGGTCGCAGCCAACCAGGGACAGCCCAGCCGCAAATCGTTTGCCGAGGCGCTGGAAGCGTTCCGCGACTTCCACACCGAACACCCCAACAGCTTCCTCTACCTGCAAACACAGCGCAACCCGGCAGAGACTGGCGTGCTGCTGGACGTGCTGATCGCCCAGCTGGGCATCCCGCGCACGGCCGTGAAGTTTTGCAGCCAGGAGGCGCTGGTAACGGGCGTGCCCGACAGCCACATCGCCGACCTGTACCGCGCTGCCGACGTGCTGCTCTCGCCTTCGATGGGTGAAGGCTTTGGCCTGCCCATTGCCGAGGCCCAGGCGTGCGGCTGCCCGGTGATTACTCAGGATTGCAGCAGCATGAGTGAACTCACCGTGAACGGCATTGCCATTGAACCCGGCCCGCGCTACTGGACGGCATTGGGTCACTGGTGGCATAAGCCGCTGGTGGGCCACATTCACGGGGCATTGAATGCGATTTACGGCCGTACATCACAAGAAAGCATGGCGGCAAGTCGCAGAGGCGCTTCCTTCATCCAGACAAACTACTCTTGGCCCGTGGTGGCTGAGCGGCACTGGCAGCCGATGCTGGCCCAAATCGAAGCGGATATTGCCAGCGGCGAGCGCACCCACCGGCTGGACATCAACGGCCGTACCCTGCTCATCCGTGACGACGCCATCTCCTCCACGCCCAAAACGGTGCAGTGGGAATTGATGAATGACGAATATGGCATCGAGGGGATTGATTTTCAGCCAGGTGATGTTGTGCTGGATATTGGGGCTAACACCGGCATCGTATCCATCTACCTGGCCAAGCTGCATCCGGAGATAACGATCTATGCGTTTGAGCCAGTTCCCGCCACCTATGCGCGGCTGCTGGCCAACCTGGAAGCCAATGGGGTGAGCAACGTCATCCCCCACAATACGGCCGTCACGGGTAACGGCCGTCCGCTTGAGCTGCACCTGACGCCCCAGAACAGCGGCGCAGCAACGGCATTTCTGACACGGCCGTATGCCAACGGCCATGAGCATATCGAAGTGCAGTCCACCACCCTGCCCCAGATTATGAGCGACTACGGTATCGAGCGCGTGCGGCTGCTGAAGCTGGACTGTGAAGGCGCAGAGTATGAGATTTTGCAGGATACGGCCGTTTTGCAGCATGTGGACTATCTATCCGGCGAACTGCACGCCAATGAGCTGCTGGCTGGCCAGTACGACATGGCTGCGTTTGAGGCGCGGGTGGTGCGCCTGGTGGGGCATGACCACACCAGGTTCATGAAAGTGAGGATTGAAAATGAGTAAAAAGAAGCCCGGAGCTTCGTATGAAAACGGCCGTTGGTCGGTGGGAACGCTCACCACCAGCCTGCCGAACAAGGTTGTCAACTACCTGCGCAAGCGCGGGACAGTCATTTCATTAGAAGACGTTTTGGCTTTGGCCACGGCTGAGCCGCCTGTGGAAACGGCCGAACCCCCAGCACCACCTGAAGAAGAAAGTGCTGACAACAAGGAGAATTAAATATGGCAGCAACAACCGCACAAGGAGGCTTTGGCCTCGACCTCAAGCTAAACGGCACCACAGTTGTTCAGGTACAGGAAGTGCCTTTTCCTCGCTTCATGAAGTTCATTGCTGAGGCAACGGGCCATGACAGCGACGGCGGCTACTATGAAGCTGTGGCCACTGGCAAGCGGCGTATCGAAACGATGCAGGCCACGCTGTTCTGGGACGTCAACGCCGCGACCCACGCGGCCGTTGTGACCGCCTTCGACAGCGACGCCGCGCAAACGATGTCTATCGCCGACCCTGATTCGGACGAAATCATTGAGTTCAAAGCGCATATTGAGGCGATCGGCCGTATCAGCCAGCAGCAAGATGCGTACAAGGCGACGGTGGACATTCACCCAACCGGCACCGCAACGATCACGTAATCATTTTTTTTGCTATAATTGGTTCTCAATGTTCTCTAAAGGAGGAACCTGTGAGCAAAAAGAAAAGCAAAACGATGAAGACGCTATCGCTGGCAAACCTGCCCAAAGAAACGGTAGCCACCCAAACTGAAGTGGTGGAGGTGCCGGAATTTGGTGAGGGGTTTACGGTGAATGCACGGCCGTTAACCATCGCGCACCATTCGCTGCTGGGGATGTACCTCAACGCAATGGGTGTGGACGCCACCAAGAACGGTGGACAGCCACCCCAGGCGGCAATGGCCGAGTATTCAGTTATGAATGCGGCCCTGGGCGCGTATGACGACGACGGCAACCTGGTGTTTGGCGAAACGCCCGACGAGGCCATCCAGCGCGTGCGCAGCCTGCCAGCCCAATATGGCGCAGCCATTCGGCGCATTTCGGGTGTCGTTACTCGCTTAACGGGAAACGCCAACCCACAGCGGACGGTTGAGGACCTGGAAAAAAACTAATCAGCAACCCGGCGCGGCTCTTCCTGTTTGATCTCTGCAAGGAGATGGACATTTGGAACGTTGACCGGGTTGCTGATTTAATGCCTTTCCCACTGCTGCTGGAATGGCAGGCCCACAACCGGATACGGCAGTGGGTGGCACCGGCCGAGCAGTCCTACTGGCAGGCGGCGCTTGTTGCCAGTACCATCATCAACATGACCTGGCGCGGCAAAGGCGCTAGAACCTTTGCGGTTGCCGAGCTAATCCCGCGCATCTTTAGCAGCGAGCGCAGCGGTGCGCACATTGCCAAGACGCCTAAGCAGATTTATGAAGCGTTCAGGATGGCTTTGATCGGTGGTGGGATGGTGAAGAATTAACGGCCGTTATTGCCGTTATTGATTGAAACGTTTTTTTTACTTATAATGGTTCTTAATGTTCTCTAAGAACTAAATATCGCCGATAAACCTTGTTGGCCCTTGATTCCCGTGTACGACGTGGGAATCAGGGGCTTTTTTGTTGCCTAGCCTATGTCCACAATAAATTTAGCCACCCTGATGGTTCTCCTCAAAATGGACTCCACCAAGTTCCAGGAGGGGGCTGATGGAGCCAAAACGAAAACGCTCGATCTCAAGAACCTGGTGGGTGGGGCATTGGTGGGGGCATTGGCAGCGGCTACGGCCGCAGCGGTCCAATTCGCCAAAGAATCCGTTCAAGAATTTCAAACATTTGAAAAAGGCATAAAGGAAGTCTACACCCTGCTACCCGGCATCAGCGAAGATGCGATGGGGCAGATGCAGGATGATGTTCTTAACTTTGACAGGGAAGTGGGGCGCACTTCCGACGAGACGATCCCCGCTTTATACCAGGCCATTTCCGCAGGCGTCCCCCAAGGGAACGTCTTCGACTTCATGAAGATTGCTTCAGACGCGGCCCTTGGCGGCGTTACAGATTTGGAAACGGCCGTTGACGGCATCACCAGCGTGGTGAATGCCTACGGCGAAGAGACAGTAAACGCCCAGCAAGCCAGTGATGCGATGTTTACGGCCGTGAAGTTGGGCAAGACTAACTTTGAGCAGCTCTCTAATTCCCTCTTTAATGTAATCCCCACGGCCGCATCGCTAGGCGTTAGCTTTGAGGATGTAGCTGCCAACCTCGCTGCCCTAACCGCCCAGGGCACCCCCACGAGCGTAGCCACAACTCAACTGCGCCAGGCGTTTGTGGAGGCGAGCAAATCCGGCTCCGATCTAGACTTAGCGCTGCGCGAGCTGCACGGCAAGGGGTTTGCCGACCTCATTGCCAGCGGTATGACCAGCTCCGAAATCTTCCTGACCCTGCGCGACTCCATGCCGGAACAGGAATTCCGCGATCTATTTGGCAGCGTCGAAGCTAGCAATGCCGTGCTGGGGATTACCAACGACACAGCGCTGGGGATCATTGATACCTTTGGCGGTCTCGAAGGAACCATTGGCGCAACGGCCGCAGCCGCACCTGGAAGAAGTAAACACCGCCACCTGGGAAGCCGCCAAAATCGCACTTGGCGAAACAATGGGGCCATTAAAGGCGGCTTATTTAGAAACCAGCACAGCCATTGCCGGTGACATTGTTGTGCAGAAAGAGCTGACGGCAGCTTACAACGACGGTACGTTGGCTTACGGAGAATGGCTCAAATTGAGCCGCCTTTCCCGCTCTGGCGCAGAGGGACAAGCCGAGGCGATGGCGGCGCTGGAGAGAGCGACTGGGGAAACCGGGAAAGCATTCAAGGAAACAGGCGGCGAAATTGCCGCTTATGACCAAAAATTAGTCAATTTTACCGCAGCTGTAGAATCCTCCTCCGCCGCGCTTACCTATAATGCCGACCTCACGCGCGATGTAAACCGAGCGCTGTATGAGTTCAGTGGCAATTTGGGGCCAACCACGCAAGAACTAGAAGACCAGGCCTATGCCACAGGCGAACTCGCCGGGCATGATGAGGCTCTGGCGGCCGTAATTGACGACTTAAACGCACGGCAAGAAGCCGAAGCCGAAGCCGCCCGCGTGGCGGCCGAAGCGCAGCGAGAGCACCAGGCCGCGATGGGCGGCTACTTCGACGCTGCTCTGCAAGCCGGAGACGGCGCGGCCAGCCTCGAAGAGCAGCTCTATGCCTCCGCCCAAGCGGCTGAGGCTGGAGCCACTGAGCTGGCTATCCTGGCGGCCGCCACTGGCAACTATACCGATGAAGAAATCGAAGCCGCGTTCCAGGCCGCGCTCATGCGGGAAAATATCCAGCAGTTGGCCGAAGCGGTGGCGGACGGGTCGATCACGGCCAACGAAGCGGTGGATGCGCTCAAAATATTGCAGACCCACACGGCCGATTCAGCCACAGAGGCAATGAATCTAGCCAGCGGGGCTGGCGAAGCGGCGGCGGGACTGGATGGTATGAGCGGCAAGGCAATAGATGCTGCCAACAACCTGAATGCCATCCCCTCAGAAATACCCGTACATATCTCTATCACCAGCGATCCCATGCCCACAATGCCATCTGGGCCTGATGCCCACAAGCCTGGTGGCGAACAACACTATGCCTTGGGTGGCTTCACCGGCGGTAGCGAAGGCGACATTGCTGGCCTGGTTCACGGTCAGGAGTTTGTTTTCTCGGCCCCGGCCGTGCGCTCCATTGGCCTGCCGGTACTAGAGATGCTGCACAACCAGGGGCTGACCAGCGGCGGGAACAGCGGCTTCAGCATGGGCGATGTGTACGTCACGCCGGGCAGCACTGATTCCCCGATTGAGTACGGCCGTGCCACACAGCGCAGCATCACATCTGCTGCGCGTGGGCTGGGGCTGAGGAGATAGTTATGGCCTCTGGACTTGTCAAACCCGTTTCCTTCGCTGGCAGCGTCGGCACGCTCACCTTCAACAGCGATTCGCTGTTCACCAGCTACCTCACCCTGGACAGCGCCGAACCGATTCTGCGTCTGACCACGCTCAGCGACGGCACCGTGCATGATGGCAACTACGGCACACAAGCGCCGCTGAGCTACCCCATCACCCACCGGATGGCCGGGCATGTGACCAATTCATCGCCAACGGCCGTGGCCACCAAGGTTGCGGCCATCAAAGGCTATATTGGCGACTATGGCACATTTACCGTAGAGGACAGTAACAACACCCAATGGACGTTCAACGCTTACCTGGGCAAGTGGAGCGCCGAAGCCAACCAGCCTGTTGATCAGCAACCCTTTCTGCAATTTTCCTGGATCGTGGTGCAGATTGATGCCG